TACTTATATTATCAGTAGCATCCCAATATTTATTAGCATTATCCCATACTAAAATTTGTCCTGTAGTATTTAATGGAGTTCCATTCACATCAATCAAATTACTAAGATGTGTTGGAAATGTAGGTCTCACAAGAAGTGTTCCATTTGATGAATGTGAAAATATAACTACTGCAATTGGTATTGCTGCGATCGGTGCTTCGGGTGCTATATTAGTTAATGCTCCAGCTATTGTAGAAGATTTATAAAGTATATCTGCATCAATCCAAGTTTCACCCTCAGCAGTACCATCTGTAGGAATACCACGAACTTTACCTCTTGTTGTGACTTTACCCCTTTCACCGTTTATAATATCTGCTGTAATTATTCCTAATGTCATAAATGGTTGTTCACTTGCAGATGCTACAGTATTTGTAATTCTAATATTACCACTATTACCAATAGAACTCGCATAAGTAGCGACACTACCGTTTATTAAAGTTGAACCAGTATTGTTCTGACCAACAATAAAGGATTCTTCAAATACTTGTCCAACAACACCATTATCCAATCCAATATCAAGTGTTCTATCTTCCATATTCCAAGTCATCATACCTTCACTTAATGTGACTGGGGTTACAATATCTAATTGAATACCTTTAGTATTAACAACATCACCTGTAATATTACCTGTAGTTAATAAGTTTTGATTGGTGTTAGTCCAATCTATATGTTCTTTTGGTAAATAATTGGTAGTTTGATTATGGTCAACATCAGAATCTTCATTATAATAATCTTCTAAAATTGTATCTACTTGATCACTGGTGTAATAATCACTTAAATCTCCTCCACCGATCTGAACATAAACACTACCTCCCCATCTATAAGTATATCCAGTGTCTATCGTAATATATATTTTATCAGATTCTCCAGGGATGGGTAAACTAGCATAATCTGCTACTTCGATTACATCATCCACATAACTAGGAAGTTGTGAAATTGGTACTAATCCTTCTTCATCTAAAGAAGCATACCCATCAGGTTCACCCTTTTCAGAAATAGGTTGATAATTGTCTGACATTTCTTGAACTTCTGTATATTCAGATTCTGTTAAATGATAGAATTCTGAAGTATCATCTGTTCCTGGTTGTCCACCTTGTAAATTCTTCAATCTATTATGAACATAATCGAAAGTAGGAATTCTACTCCCTCCACCCATTCCAAGGTATGATCCTGACGAGGAGTTACCACCGATTTTAATTCCATCACCCCACTCCCCATCTGGTTTTTGAAAGAACAAATAACCATTTAGAACTTGATGATCCGGAATTTTACCTGCTTCACCCTTGAATAATTCAGGATTTTCTAATACTATTTTTTCAATATCTGATAAACTTACTTTTACTTTATTATCTAATTTATTAGTTGTTTCTTTTATTGCATTTATTGAAACAAATAATTCCTTAGAAAGATCAGATATTTTTTTATTGAAATCACTAGATACTTCTGTAAATCTTTTTTCTAAATTCTTAGTTATTGTTTTTTCTAAAGTTTTGAAATCAGATCTTAACTTATCTTGTTTGCTTCTTGTATCTCTTAGAAGTACGGAATTATTATTAAGATGATTATTAACTTTATCAATTTTAGTTAATAGAACTTCTTTTATAACATTCTGAATATCTTTCTTTGTAAGAACTTTAGAAACTTCAAAATTTAATTTATCTAATATATTTTTACTGATGTCTTGTAATTTAACATCTATTTCTTTTATACTGCTTTTGTTGTTTGCAATACTTAGAAGTATAACATCTGTTTTCTTTTCAAAGACTGATTTTTCTAGTTTATTTCTTAATGAAAGATTTAATGTATTTTTGTAGTTAATTAGATCATCTTTATTCTTGGCTATTCTTTTATTAGATTTTTCAATTTTCTTATCTAATTTTTCATCATCTTTTCTAAGAGATTTAATTTCCTTGTTTAGATATTCTACATCTTTAGCTATATCATTTTTAAAATCCTCTAAAGATGCCCTAGACGTTCTTATAGATCTAACTAAGTCTAATTTCATTTTCTTAATTGAAGAAAGACATAATGTTATGTTATCTTTATTGATATCTATATTAGCTAAATTTCCTGTTGATATCTCCGATATTCTTTCAATTTCTAAGAAGAGTTCTTCTTTCAAAGAATTTATGACTTCTCTAATTCTATTAAGATCTTCAAATCCTTTCTTAAATCCATTTTGGATTTCTTCATTAACTACATCTAATTTAGCTTTTATATCTTTCTTATAGAAATTTCCTACATTGTCTATTTCCTCAGATAATAAATTAGATAATGAAACATTTTTTTCTTTAATCTCAGAGACCATTTTAGTAAACGAACTCTTTAAAGAGGTTATAGAATTTTTAGTTTCATCTTCTAATTCTTTAGAGAACAAATCGAATATGTTTATATCTTCCCTAATCTCTTTTATATTTTCTATAATAAGATTATTAAAGAATTCTCTCTTTGCCTCTATCGAATCTATATTTTTTTGAAAATTAATGTCAATATCTTCAACAAAGGGTTTTTGAACTTCTATTTCAGGAAGTTCAAAAACCGGCTTTCTAATTATTTTACTAACAATATTCTTTTCGATTGTTATCATTTTTATTTCATTTCTATTAAATTATTATTATCCACTATATAATATACTTTGTTTATTTCTACTTTATCTCCATCACTCAATCCATTTCTTTCTATAATATCTTGAGGATCTATATTTTTTCTTTCGATGATAATAACACTTTCCATCTTATCAGGATCACCATTCTTAGTTTCAGCTTTATCTATGTTATCGCTATCATCTGCTGATTTAGGATTTCCTTTAACATCGACACTTTTATCTTCGGTATCTGTTGTATCTTCTTCCTCTGGCTCTTCGGGGTTTAATTCAGCTTCTAATGCTATTGCTTCTTTAGCTTCTTTTTTAAGTTCAGCTTTTATCTGTTCAATTTGTTCTCTTGTCTGATTAAGAATATTTTTTCTAACATATGTCTTAGAATAATAACCTTGTTCAATAGCTTCTTGCATTTGAGATAGTACATCTAATTGTTGAAGAAGTATCTGATGTTCTTTCATCTTAACATATTCGTTATCGTTATTCCAAAGAAATTCCATAAGGTACTGAATCTTCTTCCAATCTTTTAGAGATATTTCTTTCTTCTTCATCATATCTCTTTTAATAGATTCTACGATGATTTCTACAAATCTTTCTCTCATATTTCTAACAAACTTAGAAAATTTCAATTCTTTGTTAGTTATATTTGCACTACTATTATCCGACCATTGAATTTCAGCTCCTTCAAACATTCTTCTAGTTGGTGGAACTTTCATAGCATTGTAAACCTTATTTGCAAAATAGTCTAAATCTACCATATCTCCAAGTGAGAAACTTGAACCTGATAACATTTCTACTTCTGTTCCACTACCATCTGATGATCTTGGAAACCAATAATTTTCCCCATAAACTCTTCCTTGTTTTCTATCCTCTACTTCACCTGTTTGTGGATTATAAACACGAGTTTGTTCATAGTTATTTTTTAAACCTCTCACATATTGTTCAGCTTGTTCTCTCTTCATTTTCTTAACATCTACTTTGAAAATTTTGATGTCAGTTGAATGAGTAAGTCTATACATTATCATAGCGTCTTCAACAAGATATAATTGATTGATAGCTTTCATAGCAGAGTTCATTTGTGAAAGATACATTTTTCTTCCTGCATCCCATATACCTGAATTTGCTGTAATAATTTGTTCATCATCGAATTCTAGATCATCATCGTCGTCTCCCTCTATCTGAGCTCTCACAATAGATTTAGTATTCATCTCCAAATAACGCCATATAAATCTTTGTTCTTCTTTTAGGTAAAACTTAGTTAAACCTATTGGAGATATGTTTTCTAATTTTACAATCCCTTTTTTATAATTGTTTAAATCATAAGAAGCTTCAAAATTTATTATACCATCTATGTAATATTGTGCAAAGTGATGTGCTGCTGTTTTGTTGAAATCTAAAAGACCCATAATTTTATCAAATGACTCTTCTACCTTCTTTGCTAATCCTTTTCCTAATTCCTTTTGAACAGCTTCGGTATCTATTTTCAACATATCTTTTCCAGTTGTTATACCTTCCAAGACTATTTCATCAATACATTCTTTAGGTTCGGGATAATGTGCTATTGATCTCCATCTCTTTATAAGCTGTTCTCTAGACATTGAAGGGGAATCTGAGCTATTATAAGCACTAAAGGGATTGTATGACATCGCTTTAGAAGATTCTACTTCATAATCTATTTGTTTTCTATCTGGTCTTCTTATCGAAGTTGATAAATTAGTTTGTTTTTCTTTTGGAAAAAATCTATTTTTTAAGACTTCATATAGTTCCATTTAGTTCCTCTTATTTATTATCGTATTTTGCTTTGTATATCTGGAATATATTTCCGTAGTTCTTCTGTGGAACTTGATGTAGTCCAGTAATTCTATTTAATCTATATTTTCTTATAGCCGGTAAACATTTAGCTAAGATACTATCTTCGCTCAAATCATCGTATATCAATAATGGGAGACTTTGATCTTTACCTACACTAACTGCATATCTCCAAGTTTCTATTACATACTCGAAGAATTTTCTTCTGACACTGGCAGGCATCCAATGTAGATTTACAGCTATTAGATTTCTATGACCTTTTCTTGTTTTTTCTACTCCCAAAGGAATAATCAATGGAGTCTTATCCCATCTCAATCTAGTTTTAGTGATCGGGTCGTTATATCTAAATGCGTAAATACTTGTTGGGTTTACTGCATTTTCTTTGATAAACTTATTTATTTTTCTATTATTATATATCCTCAATAATGAAGTTCTAGCTTTCATAATTTTTGTTAATTTTTTCTCAAAAGCTAGTATATAAGTTCTATTTGCTAATATGTTCATTGATTTAATCGACATATTCTATTATCTTCCTCTCTGTCATAATGTGAAAGAAAACCTTTCTCCCTTTTTCTCTTAATCTTTTGATAAGAAGTCCTGTGGCTTTCCATTTTTCTTGATTTACTTGATAATCTAATTTACTATTCATATAATTTACATATGCTTTAGTAGTTTTCTTTTTTGGTGGCTTAGGGAGATTCAATTTCGATAACGGTTTTATCTCACCGAATATTTCTACTATTTCTCCAGAGGCTAGCTCGAATTGCATCCATATATCCAAAATGTAGTTTCGTCTCTCATAATGAGTTCTGATACCAGTTTTGGCTTCAAACATAGGCCGATTATAAGGAATCTTTAGTACTTCTGACCCCCATTTGATTACCTTTGGATTTCTGTCGAGTTTCTTAAAATATTCTATCTCCATTCCACTCCTTGCAACTATAGGCTTTTTGCTAATATACTTGCTTGGATTTTTTAAGAACGGATAATAGTTTTGTATTTGGTAATAAGGATTTCCTTTTTTCATTATGTATCCTCTAAATACCTATAATAAGAATATTTTAAATTGGATGTAAAAGTAGTAATCTCATCCCCTGCGTCCACACTTAGTTCATAATTATCTATTTCATTAATCCAACAATCTTTAAATAATATTCTCTCAACAGCATTTCCCTTGTTAGATGTTATATAAAGAATACCATCAAATATTTGGTCTTTATAATCCATAGAACCTGTTTCGGGATCTGTTGCTGTTTGAAGATGTTGAACTAATTTTTTATGTACAGCTAAACCTTCGTCAGCTAATATATCTAAATTCAAGTCGCCATATTCAGCTTTGTCAGCTGGAATGTAAAAATCCGTAGCACTAACATCAACTAATATACCAGGGTTTGTTATCGAGGGAATAGTTGTATGTTGAACATAGAATTCTATCGACGATAATTCATCCGAAAATTGGAACATAAAATTACTCGTCTTATTCTTGTTTATAATGATGAAAGCCAAATGTAACTCCTTTATTTATTATTTATAAAAATAAAGATTTTTAATTCATCCCTTTCCTTATATAATATAATAAAAATATTCCTCATACTATTAGTTTGACACATCAAAACTAATGATATTATTCTTTTTTGTATATTGTGTCATTGAGAAATAGTTTGTTGATACTGTTCGTTTATGAAGGCTTAAAATGAAATCGAACAAAAACACAAAATTTCATACATTGAAAATAATAAAGATAATTGTTGACATTTTAACATTAATTTCTTATATTTAAACAAATTGATTTTAAAATACAAACTAAGGAACAAATTATGATTTATGGGTTCGATATAGATGGGATATTAACTATTGAAACAGAAGGACACGACTATGAAAATAGAACTTTGAATAAGTCAACTAAAGAAGTTATAAATAGATTATATGACATAGGACATACGATAATATTTTTTACTTCACGAGACCAAGTAGATGAAAGAGTTACTATTGATTTTATGCTTCAACATAGTATTAAATATGATAATATAATTTTTAATAAACCAAAATGTGATTATTTTATAGATGATAAAAATATAGATCTTACATATTTAGTTGAAAAATATACAAAAGGAGATTGATTGGAAGAACAAGGATTCAAACTAACGTACATTCCATCGGGTGTCATTGGAGGAGCAAGATTTAATACTCTTATTTCTAATTCATCAGATGAAATGAAGGAAAAAATATACGGATACATATCTAATTTCTTTAATGAGAATAGAGATAAGTATGACGTGAGGATGGAAGTAATGATGAATCCTCATAGTGATAAGATGAATGGTATCAAAAAGTTTCATAATGATATTAGGCCTCTTATCACAAATGGATTGCGTGTGTTTGTTGACTCGGGCGGATTACAATTAGCTAGGGGTTCGGTAGCTACAAAAAATGCAGAAAAATTCAAAATAGACACATATAAAATGCAAGGTGAATATGGAGATTTTGCTATGTGCTTTGATGATATCCCAGTTGTAAATACTGGAGATGGAGATAAGGCTTACGCTTCTGTATATATGATAGATGATATGATCGAGCCTTGTGGAAAAAATACCGGCAAGAATGTAAAAACACAAATTGAAATTTTTAAGCAATATGGTTTTGAAGATACTAAAATATTTTTAATTTTGCAGGGAACTACAATAGACCAATATAATAGATTTGCTAAAGCAATTTATTCTGAGTTGTCAGAAGAAGATGGAGATTATGATTTCATCGAGGGTATTTCTTTAGGTGGTATCAAAGCTCTTCCAGCTGAAAAGCAATATGAGATTTATTATAGATTAGAAGAATTAGACATTCCTAAAAAGCATTTGGAAAATGTTCACTTCTTAGCTTTCGGGTCAATGATAAAAGTTCTTCCTTTCTTAATAATGAATAAAACTCAGAACGGATATTATAAGTATATTAAGAATGTGACTTTTGATAGCACAACTTATGCAACAGCTGAACAATATGGAAAGGTTATTTTAGAAGATGAATTATATAGACAGAAGCCATTAGGTTTAGAATTAAATAATCACTCTTTTGAAATGATGACTAGAAAATATGCTCACGTTAAAGATAACTTGCAGAAATATTTTAATAGATGTTATTCATTCGATGAATTTTTACATTCTCATACTATATACAGAAAAGATGGAAGACATTTAATAGATACATTTGACAATCTAGATGATTTTGCATTTTATACTTTGAGATTCTTCACTTCCTTTGAAGATGAGATTACAAAGTTTTTAAGGTCACTTCATAATTTTGAAGTATTTCACGATCACAAAAAATATGGAGACATATTAAAATTAGTAGAAAAGATAAATACAAAGGAAGACTATTATAAAATAAAGCCTTTCTTGGATAGTACAATTAAAGATAAGAAATTAAGCACTCTAGAATCTATTGAAGTGATAGATTCTTTAGGAGATGAAATAACAAATGATTTTATGGATGATTTATTTTAAGAAGTAATAATGAAATGTCAAGAGTGTGGGAAAGAACTTAGTGGAGTTGAGCACAATATGATTATGTTCAGTGATGAAAAGTTTGGATCCACTAATATTAGTATGTTATGTTTTGGGGAATGCTCAAATGAACATATTCAGAAAATGAGTAGGGAAGGATTGGTTTATGAAAAAACATCTAAGTTTGAGCCAGTCATAAAAATAAGTAAAATCGAGAATGAAATAGAATTTTCGGAAGATATAGAAGAAGAGATTGCAAAATTTGAAAAGGAGATGTAATGGAAGAAGTAACTAATGAAATATCTAAATGTGACGGTAAAGGAGATGGGGATGAGTCTTGTGGTGTGAATGGAGATATGAGAAAAAATTGTTTAGTGCAAACATTTAAACCAAAAAAAGATGAGATGAGTTTACACACGGAATTTGATTTTGACTCAGCTCATAGATTATGTGATTATGATGGTAAGTGTTCCTCAATTCACGGTCATACTTGGAAAGTTGAGGTTGACATAAAAGGATATCCTAATGATAGAGATGACACTGGAATTATATTTGATTTCGGAAACATTAAAGATATCAAAGAAAAATTAGATCATAAATTATTGAATGATATACAACCATTTAATACAGTTAATCCTACCGCTGAAAATCTATCTATATTCATTTATGAAGAACTTAGATATAAATCATACAAATTAGATAAAAATTCAGAACTTCAGTTTAAAGTAAGGATATACGAAACTGCTGTTAGTAAAAAAACATATTGTGATTATGGAGATTTTTAAATAATTATCAAAAACACATCTTTAACTTTTATAAATAATAATGTAAAACAAAATAAAACATTATTAAACAAAGGGTTGTCAGATGGAAAAGATGGTTGGTATAAGATTACCAAAAGAATTAAATGATTTTTTAACAATAGAATCTAAAAAATTATTTGTGAACAAAAGTGTTTACATTAGAGAGTTATTAAGACTTAAGATGGAATCTCAGAAAAAAGAGGTTTCAGATGAATAAAATTCACAATCTAGTTTATAAAATAACAAATAATTTAAACAGAAAGATTTATATTGGGGTTCATAGTACAAATAAAGTAAACGATGGTTATATGGGATCTAGTATATATTTAGATAACTCTATAAAAAAATATGGAGAAGAAAATTTTATTAAAGATATATTATTTGATTTTACTAATAAAGAAGAAGCGTATTTAAAAGAAAAAGAATTAGTAAATGAAAAATTTATTAATAGAACGGATACATATAATCTCGCGGTTGGTGGATATGGCGGTGTCAGAACTAAAGGACAGATAACTGTTAAAGGAAAAGATGGAAATTATTTTAATATAGATAAAAACGATGATAGGTGGTTGAGTGGAGAATTGGATCAAAATACTAAAGGAACTTCAGTTGTAAGAGATAAAAATAATAAATGTTTTAGAGTTGATAAAGATGATTTGAGAATAAAATCTGGTGAATTAATTAGCTCGACAACTGGGAAAAAAGCTATGATGGATAAAGAAGGTAACTATTTGAGTGTAAATAGTAACGATCCGAGAATAAAATCTGGTGAATTAACTAGTGTTAATTCAGGAAAAACGACAGTTAAAGATGTGGATGGAAAAACATTTCAGATTAGTGTTAATGATCCAAAATATTTAAGTGGTGAGTTAATTAATATTAACAAAGGTAAAATAACTGTTGTGGATAAAGAAGGTTCTTATTTTCAGGTAAGTATTGATGATCCAAAATATTTAAGTGGCGAGTTGGTTAATAAGAGTAAGAATACAAAATGGATTTTCAACAAAAAGTTGAATAAAAATAAAATGATTTCGTTAGATGATGTAGATAAATATATTAAGGAAGGTTGGAAACTTGGGAGGATTAAATGGAAGAAAACTTAAATAGGAGAATAGATGGCAGATACAACAGATAGGTTAAGTCCCTTTGATTGGCTTAACAAAATAAATGGAAATAAGAAATTGAACGATGATGATATGATCCAATTCGATACTACTTATGAACCCTTTATGATGAATAGAATTTTTAGTAATGACGATGCATTATTACAATTAGCTAATCTTATGAATAAGAATGGGTTCACAAAGCTAATGAATTTTATGGGATACAAATACGGATATGTTCAAAAGTACGGAACTAAAAAGAAATTTATCCAATATGTTAAGGGATCAGGAAAGAGGACTAAAGATATACAAGTAATAATGGATTATTTTAATGTTTCAGAGAAAACAGCTAAAGAATACTTTGAGTGTATAGACTCTGATGAAATGAGTAAGATAATCGAGTATTATGATTTAATAAAGAAATATGAAAAAACAAAACGATTGAAAAATTAATGAGATTTTTCTTGACATTTTTCACAAAATTGTGTATATTTAAGGGAATTGATTTTGAAGAACATAAAACTAAAAAAATATTCGGGAGCCAGTGCAACTCCTGATATTCATAATGAACAAGATGAAATATTTCAATTTATTCAATTTTATTTTGAAGTATTAAAGAGCTTCGGTATAATCGACTTTTTTAACGACATTAATCCTGATATAATAATTGAAGCTGTAGAATATATGCACGATTTAACGGATACAGAAGAACTAAACTAAATAAAAAGGACAACTCAATGGAAGAATTAGAAGCAAGATTCACCCTACAAAAAGAAGAGGTTGAGGTAATACAAAAATTCTCTACTATCAACTCAAAAATGTTTATCTATCCTGAGAAAGTATGTGTGATAGATGGAAAAATGGACAATAACAGAGTTTCGGGCGGAACGAAATCTGCTATTTTTAAACTAAGAAATCCACATAATTTTATTGGAAAATTAGGATTTCTTGAAATTGGACAATTCTTAAATGCAGTTTCATTATTCGATCAAAACGATTGTGAAGTCGAAGTATATGAAAAGAAAGTTATCATAAAAGATAAGAAATCTTCATTTAAAATTGTATTGTATTTGACACCGGAAGACATAGAACTCATTCCTCACGCTGATGTAGATATGGCTTTTAGCAAAGCATCCAACATCCCTTTAGCTGGAGAATTTGAAATTGAATGGGATAACTTGAAAAAGATAGTTGATATTCAGAAAACAATCAATAAGAAGTTTCTTTTCTTCTCCGAAGAAGATGGAAATATTGTTATTAAGGTTGGAGATACATTTGAAGAAGATACTAAGAACAGTGCTAAATTCAAAGTAGATCAGAAGAATACAACTAGTATGAACTTTTCCATTTTAACAGAAAGTCAAGGTTGTGTCAAATTAAACTTAGATATTAATTGCTTGTTGGAAGATAATTATATAATTAAAATTCTTCCTAAGGCATTTTTATTAGAAGGCATCAATACTGGTGTCAAATATATTCTCCTTAGTTTAGTTAAATAGTGAACCTCCTTTTCACTATTGTTTCCACAAAAAAAGACCCTAATCTGGGTCTTTTTTCTTTATCTATTAAAAATATTTAATTAGATTTATATATGTTTAACAACGAGATTATAGAAGCCTGTAATCCTGCGCCACTCATATCTCCAGGGACTGGAACTGCATTTGTAAAAATTTCAATTAACATTTCTAAATTAGTTGTAATCGTAACGTCAATCGTATCCTCAAATGAACTTTTTAAGTCTTCCTCTGAGAAACTATTGGATTCTGTGAACCCATTTTCTTTAGCTTTATCTACCATAGAGTTAGCTATAGTTGATATATCATCACTTTTAGCCATTTACTCTCCTTTTAATTTTGATATTCCAACTTCTATTCCACCGTGTGGAGCTCCAGTGAATAAACATTTAGGTAGAGCATTTACGATCCAAGGTCCAGCATCACCTGTTTTTAAAGTGATTGATGATGCATCTATTGTAACATCTCCTTCGACTGTTATTTCAAAATCTTCTTTTATGTTCATCTTTTTGCTTCCTTCGATGATTTCAATACAATCCCCTTTGACACCTATTGTTTTATCACCAGTCACAATAACAAGATCATTTCCTTTTGTTTTACGAATAGCGTAATCAGATTCTTTTCCAGTATAGCTACCATCGGGATGTATCTCATAGACACGGATATGATCTTCGGTATTATCTATTATTTGAACAATACCGTCACCTTTCAATAATTCTCTTACTACAACTTTACCATATTCACAATTAGAAAAATTAACAGTTGGCTCGTCAACTTGTTCAGAGCCAGATGTTACATTTGTTTCTTCATTCACTAAAGCTTCTATTTTTTCAATGGTTTGAGTAGTTTTAGATTTTTGAACTATTATCGATAAATTATTTGGTTTTTCCAAAAATTAACCTCTTACGCAGTTACACCTAATTCGGATAGTGCAGTTCCTAATTCATCACCAAACGCTACAATTCTGTAATCTGCTTTGAATGTTGCTTCCCATTCATCAAAAGCATCACTTGCTGTATTATCTTTTGACATCTCACCTAATGATTTAATCCAAGCTCCTACAAGAATCCAAGAAGCCATAACCATACCTTTACCATCTAATTGATGTGCTATTAAAATTCCTTTATAACCTGATGCTAAACCTTTTGTATTAGAAATATCATTTTGTTCTAATCCAATCCATTCTTCACAAATCTTATAAGCTTTCATATTAATATCATTAAGAAAAGTTACTGACCAATCAATTGGTTCTAAATCACCAACAAAATTTGTAGTCATACCTTGCCATACTACAGGAATCTCACCTACTGATTTTCCTGGTAATGATGCTGCTTTAACCATATATTTAACATCATCTAACTCACCTGCAAAGTCTATCCCAAGGTAACTGAAATCTATTAAAAATCTGTTTTGTCTTGTTCCTTCTTCGAATTGAGCCTTAAAAGCATCTAGTGTAGAATATACTATATCTGCCATTTTTTACTCCCTATGTTTTATAAATTATATTTATT